AGTAATCGAAATGTCCCTGAACAAGAAGCAAACCGCCGCTTTCGCCGCCCTGTCCGCCGCCATCGCCGCCAGCGCCGAAGGCTACATCTTCGCCAGCGCCGCCGACGTGGCCCCCTTCGTCGCCGAAAAGCTGGTCGAAACCAACGATACGATTAAGGACGAAAACGGCAACATCGCCGTTTGCCTGATCGCCAAGACCGAAGGAACCGAAACCGTGAACACCAACACCGCCGCGCCCGCCGCTCGGAAGGTCTTTGTAATCGACTTCTTCGCCGTCGAAGACGGCATCGCCATGCCGACCGCTTCGGGCCGTGGCCGTGGCCGTGGCGGCAATACGTACCCGTTCGACGCGCTGAACGTCGGCCAATCGTTCTTCGTGCCGAACACCGCCGAAAAGCCGAACGCCGCGAAGTCGCTGGCTTCGACCGTTTCGAGCGCGACCGCACGTTACGCGCAGCCGTCGCCGGACGGCGCGACGAGGACCAACAAGAAGGGCGAAACCGTGCCGGTCATGGTCGAAACCCGCAAGTTCGTCGTTCGTGCGGTCGAAGGCGGCGCGCGCGTCTGGCGCACCAAGTAAGCAACGGCGCGGGCTACGGCCCGCCCTACGCTTACGCTTCAACGGAAACCCCGGCCATTGTGTCGGGGTTTTCTTTTGCCTTTCTTGTCAATTTGTGCTAATCCGTGCTAATCTTCGGCCAAATACATTTCGGGGGCCGGGGCTTGTGAATGAACGAACAACAATTTTTTAACGTAGCCGTCGCAATTATCGGCGCGTTGGGCGGTTGGTGGATGCGCGTTATGTGGCAGTCGCTTAAAGAACTTCAACACCAAGATTCAAAGTTGGCCGATAAGGTCGGCAATATCGAAGTTCTTGTAGCCGGGCACTACGTAAAGCGCGACGATATGAACCGCGATATTGCCGCAATATTCGCAAAGCTTGACCGCATCGAAGACAAAATAGACAAAAAGGCCGACAAATGAAGAAGCCCGAACTTATCGAAGATTGGAAGAAGGCGACGCGCCTTTGGTCGGTACGGTTCGGCATTATCGGAACCGCCGTAATGGGCCTGTTCACCGCTTGGCCTGAATCCGCGCTGTATCTTTGGGGCGCAATGCCTTTCGAAGTTCGCGCGTTGATTCCCGAACGCTTCGTATCGGCTATCGCGCTTTTCGTGTTCGTAATGTCTACCGTTTCACGAATCATTAAGCAAAGGCCGAAAAATGAACGAAGCAAAGAACCCGCCGCAGAACCCGACGCCGAATAAGCGCCCCGGCAAGAAAACCCTTGTCGGCGTTGTTGGCGCAGCCGTCGCCGCAATTCTTGTCGCAACCGTCCCGGTTCACGAAGGCAACGTACTTCGCGGCTACCTTGACCCGGTAGGAATTCCGACTAAGTGCATGGGCGACACAACGAACGTTGTTGTCGGTCAACGCTACACCGAAGCCGAATGCCGCGAATCGCTAGAAACGCAGCTTATCGCGCACGCTGAACCCGTCTTGAAGTGTACGCCCGGCTTGAAGGGTCGCACGTATCAACTTGCCGCCGCTGTATCTTTCGCGTATAACATCGGAACCGGGGCGTACTGCAACAGCACGACCGCACGCCGGTTCAACGCTGGCGACTATCGCGGCGCATGTAAGGCGATGAACGAAAGCGACGCGGGCCGTCCGCAATGGGTAACGGCACGCGGCAAGGTACTTCCCGGCTTGGTCAAGCGCCGGGCCGATGAACGCGCATTGTGCGAAACGGGGCTATGATATGTGGGCAATCATCGTTGCAGGTGCAAAACGCTTCGGCGGCTGGATTCTGGCCGCATTGTCGTTTCTGGCGATGCTGGCGACCGTATGGCTTACGTCGCGAAAAGTCGGCAAGGCCGAAGGTCAAGCCGAAGCATCCGAACAACGCGCAGGCGACCGCGAAGCTATCGCAGTACGCGAAGTCAACGAAGCGCGCGAAGCTTCCGAAACCCAAGTAAAGGCGGTGCAAAATGCGAACGAAGTTGCTAACGCTAACGCTGTTCTTGACGACGACGGCGTTTCTAAGCGGCTGCGCGATGAATGGTCGCGCGACTAAACCGCCGCAATCCATCGCCGAAACCGTACAGACAAAGCCCGTTGTAATCGACACGGCTTGTAAATGGGTTGCGCCCATTTGGATTTCGAAGGCCGACGGCTTGACCGCTGGCACGGCCCGGCAAATTCTGAACCATAACGAAGCCGTCGAACGCAATTGCGGGCCGCAGTCGCCGCCTAAATCTGCGGACAAGCCTTAACAGAACGCGGGGCTTGCGGTATAGTGAAGCCAACGACGTATAAACTAGGCCGACACTATGTCCGACGAACTGAAAGAAAGCGAAGAAAAGGCCGCATACGCGGCCCTTCTTTTGAAAGAACGCGACCCGTTTAAGGCTGCGCTTTCGCTGTTTCCGAACAACACGAATCGCGCGCTATGGGTTGCGAACCATTGGCCGAACGACGACGAAGTTAAGGCCGAACAAAAGCGCCTTACCGACGAAGGCGGCGATATGGCATTTCTTCCGGGCAAAGGCGACCTTGCCCGCGACATTTGGCAGCGTATGCAAGGTACGACGCTTCCGAACGGCGTAACCATTCCGCCGACGCCCGAAGAATACGCGAAGCTTGCCAAGCTTTACGCCGACGTTCGCGGGTTCATCGAAAAACCGCAAACGAACGTTAACGTAACGACGAACGTAAACCGCGTCGTCGAAATGCCCGTATTTGCCAACGAAAGCGAATGGGAAGCGGAAGCCGCACGGCAACAGCGCGAATTGTTAGAAAATGCACGCACTCGCCATTGATACGAACGGGGCGAAACCTGTTCCGTATGAAGTCGTATTTAAGCCCCTTCCGGGGTCGCAGACTATCGCCCTTTGTTCGATGGCAGCGCATACGCTGTACGAAGGCGCACGCGGCCCCGGCAAGACGCTTACGCAGCTTATGCGCTTTTATCGTAACGTCGGCAAAGGCTACGGCAAGTTCTGGCGCGGCGTTATCTTCGATTTGGAATTTGACCATTTGGGCGGCCTTGTTGCCGAATCGAAAAAATGGTTCGGCGATAACGGAAAGCTAAAAGACGGCGGCAAGTTTTACGAATCAACGTCGGCTTATAAATGGGTTTGGCCGACTGGTGAAGAACTGTTGTTTCGGCACGTTAAGAAGCTGTCGGATTACGAAGGCTTCCACGGTCACGAATACCCGTTTATCGGTTGGAACGAACTTACGAAGCATCCAAGCGGCGACCTTTACGACAAATTTATGTCGGTCAACCGCTGTACGTTCGACCCGATAAAAGACACGCCGAAAGACCCGAAAACCGGGCGCTATTTGACGCCGAACGGCGAACCGCTGCCGCCTGTAAAGTGCGAAGTATTCAGCACAACGAACCCAAGCGGCCCCGGTCACAATTGGGTAAAACGTCGCTTTATCACGATTGCCCCGCGCGGCACCGTAGTTCGTCGCGAAATTCAGATTTACAACCCGGCGACCGAAAAAGAAGAAACGCACGTAATTAGCCAAATCGCTATCTTCGGTTCGTATAAGGAAAACCCATACCTTCCGGCTTCGTATATCGCCGAACTGGAAAGTATCAAAGAACCGAACTTGCGGAAGGCTTGGCTTTACGGCGATTGGGACGTTACCGCAGGCGGCGCAATCGACGACCTTTGGCAATCGCATATACACGTTGTACCGCGCTTCGTCATTCCGCCAAGCTGGCGAATCGACAGAACATACGACGACGGGTCTTCGCATCCGTTTAGTGTGGGCTGGTGGGCGGAAGCGGACGGCACCGAAGCGACCATAGTTCTTTCGGATGGCACCGAATTTACGTTTTGCCCGCAACCCGGTTCGCTTATTCAGTTGTTCGAATGGTACGGATGCGCGAAAGACGAAAAAGGCGAATACATACCGAACAAAGGTTTGAAGCTTTCGGCGTCGAATATCGCACAAGGCATAATCGACCGCGAAATTTCGCTAATGGCGAACGGCTGGATTTATTCGCAGCCTTGGCCCGGCCCTGCCGACAATCGAATTCGCCAAGTAATCGACAGCGAACTAGACACGACCGAAAAGCTTATGTCGAAGAAGGGCGTTCGCTGGACTGAATCGGACAAATCGCCGGGTTCGCGCGTAATCGGGTTGCAGCTTTTCCGCGACCGGCTAGAAGCGTCTGTTAATCGCGAAGGGCCGGGTATATACTTTATGTCGAATTGCGTTGCAAGTATTGATTTGCTGCCCACACTGCCGCGCGACGAAAAGAAGATTGACGACGTAGACACGACCGCCGAAGACCATTGTTACGATATGGTGCGTTATCGCGTATTGAAAGGCGCGAATAAAGCGGCAGCGAAATTCAAACTTGTTATGCCAACTTAAAGGAACCCAAATCATGCCGAACGTTTCATTTATTCGCCCCGAACTTGGTAAGCTGTTGCCGCTGTATTACCTGATTCGCGACGCAATCGCGGGCGAACCAACGGTAAAAGGCGCGCGGACGACTTATCTTCCGATGCCGAACGCCGAAGACCAATCGAAAGAAAATAAGGCGCGTTACGAAGCGTACTTGAAGCGGGCCGTTTTCTATAACGTAGCCCGTCGAACCTTGCTCGGCTTGGTCGGTCAAGTGTTCATGCGCGACCCGGTTGTAAAGGTGCCCGCGCTGTTGAACCCGCTTGTCGCAAACGCGACGGGTTCGGGTATCAACCTTACGCAGCTTGCGAAAAAGGCCGTATCGCTGAACCTTGCGTATTCCCGCGCCGGGCTGTTGGTCGATTACCCGACAACCGAAGCCGAAGGCGGCGCGTCGATTGCCGACCTTGAAGCCGGGCGCATTCGTCCGACCCTGTACGTATATTCGCCGACTGAAATTATCAATTGGCGAACGACCGACCGGGGCGCGGAAGAAGTTTTATCGTTGGTCGTACTGTTCGAAACTTGGTGCGCTGCCGATGATGGCTTTGAAATGAAAACGTCGGGGCAATTCCGCGTTTTGCGTTTGGACGAAGAAGGTTATTACGTCCACGAAATTTGGCGCGAACCGCAGCCGACCAAAGCCGACGGGTCGAAGATTCCGAAGGGCAATTACCAACAATACGTCGTTTATAAGCCGACCGACGCACAAGGTAAGCGCCTTACCGAAATTCCGTTTATGTTCATCGGTTCGGAAAACAACGATTCGAACCCGGACAACCCGAACTTTTACGACCTTGCGTCGCTGAATATGGCGCATTATCGAAATTCGGCGGATTACGAAGAAAGTTGTTATATCGTCGGACAGCCGACGCCGGTTCTTATCGGACTAACCGAAGAATGGGTTACGAACGTTCTTAAAGGTTCGGTTAACTTCGGTTCGCGCGGCGGTATTCCGCTTCCTGTCGGGGCCGACGCGAAGTTGCTTCAAGCATCCGAAAACACCATGCTTAAAGAAGCAATGGATACCAAAGAACGCCAAATGGTCGCACTTGGCGCAAAGCTTGTTGAACAAAAGGAAGTGCAACGCACGGCAACCGAAGCCGAATTGGAAGCCGCTTCGGAAGGTTCAACGCTTTCCAGCGCAACCAAGAACGTTTCGGCGGCCTTTGAATGGGCGTTGAAATGGGCGGCCCGTTGGGTCGGTCAAGCCGACAGCGGCGTTAAGTTCGAACTGAATACAGATTTCGACATTGCCCGCATGACGCCGGAAGAACGCCGTTCGCTTGTTGAAGAATGGCAGAAAGGCGCAATTACCTTCGAAGAAATGCGAACCGGCTTGCGTAAAGCTGGCGTCGCAACCGAAGACGACGCCAAGGCGAAAGAAAAAATCGCCAAGGATACCGCCGAAGCAATGGCCCTTGCGACCCCGGCCAACGTGCCGGGCGATGGCAGCGGCGGCGATAATGTGGGCAACAACGGATAAGGGGCGCAATCATGGCACTATCGGACAATAAGCGTTTGTACGATATTGCGACGCGCCTTGCTGTTTACGTCGAAGACGTGAAAGTTTGGCAGTCCCGACAATTCGGGTTCGTACTTCGCGAAGTAAACTTGGAATTAACGCGCCTTCTTGGTCGTGTTCGTTATAAGACCCTTGACGGTCTTTCGAAGGCGCAGTTAAACAAGCTTGTTTCGGAATTACGGGAATCGCAATCGAAGATTTACAGCGCATACGCGCAAACGCTACTTGAACAGTTAAAGGAATTCATGCGGGCCGACTTGGAAGTAAACCGGCGCGCATGGGTTACGGGTTATATCGAACTTGACGGCGAAGAAAGCGACGGCATTATTTCGGACGAAGAAGCGATACAGTTTCTTTTAGAAGTACCCAACGCCGATTCGAACCCTTTGTTCGGTTTGGCCGCTGTTACAGGAAGCGACGAACGCATTTGGTCGCAAGTTACGAATACGCCAATTCCTGCAAATGGTTTGTACTTGCTGCCGTTTATCAAGACGTTTACGAATTCGGCACAAGCTGGCGTCGAAAGCATGATTCGCAAAGCTTGGGCGAACCGTTGGACGGTTGAAGAAACCTTAACGGCGCTTGTCGGCGATGGAACCGCAGCGCAGGGCACGCCGTCGCAGTTGCACCGGGTAAACGCGCAAGCCGCGTCGGTAATCCATACGGCAACCGCGCACGTTGCGGCGGTCGTTGCGGCTGGCGTTATGTCTGCGGTTTTCGGTCGTTACGTTTGGTATTCGGTAATCGACGGAAAAACGACGGACATTTGCATAAGTCGAAATCGCCGAATCTATCGCTTCGGCGAAGGGCCGTTGCCGCCCGCGCATATCCGTTGCCGGTCGCACGTTGCCCCGGCAAATACCGCTAGTGACTTGGCCGAAGAAACGTTTTATACTTGGGTTGCCCGTCAACCTGCCCAAGTGCAAGACGACATATTGGGCGACGAAGGCGGCGAAGCTTTGCGCGATGGTCGCTTAAAGGCGAAGGATATTCCGAAGTATGATGCGGACAGGCCGCTAACTTACGAAGAATTCCGACGCAAGATTAAAGAAATTCTTTCCCGCTGATTCGGTGAATCGGCATAACCGCAAGGAGTCCTTGAAATGGCACTGAAAAAGAAACTTACCAAAGAAGAACACGCGAAGCTTTCGGACGCGCTGAAAGCCGAATATATCGAAGACGGCGACGGCTTCCGCCTTGACGTTGACGGCGACGAAGATACGGGCGCTTTGAAGCGCGCCAAAGACCGCGAATCGCAGTTGCGCAAAGACGCCGAAAAGGAAGCGAAGGAACTTCGCGAACGGCTGGAATCCATCGAAGGCGACGACGCGCGCAAGAAAGGCGACATTGCGACGCTTGAAAAGTCTTGGCAATCGAAGCTTGAAAAACAGCGCGAAGAATACGAAGCCAAGGTTTCCAAGCTTACCGCGCATACGACGAAAACGCTTGTCGATAACGTCGCGTCGCAGCTTGCCCACAAGATTTCGAACGCCCCGGCAATCATCATGCCGCATATCAAGTCGCGGCTTATCGCAGACTTCGAAGGCGACACGCCGGTTACGCGCGTTCTGGACAAGGACGGCAAGCCGTCGGCCCTTACTATCGACGAACTGGCAAACGAATTCGTTGCAAACAAGGATTTTTCTGCTATTATCACGGCTAGTAAGGCGTCCGGCGGTGCCGGTAAGCCTTCGCAGAACGGCGGCGGTGCCCCGAAATTTAACGGTCAATCCGACAAACCCGCCGACCTTTCGAAGATGAATCCCGCAGAACTTGCGGCCTTCATTAAAGAAGCGAAGGCAACCGAAACTAAGGACGCTTAATCATGGCACTTTCCGACCTTGCTGTTTACTCCGAATACGCTTATTCGGCTTTCTCCGAAATCCTGCGCCAACAGGTTGATTTGTTCAACGCTGCGACGGGCGGGGCTATCATGCTGCAATCCGCAGCGCACCAAGGCGACTTTTCCGACGTTGCCTTTTTCGCCAAGGTAACGGGCGGCCTTGTTCGCCGTCGTAACGCCTACGGTTCCGGCACCGTCGCCGAAAAGGTCTTGAAACACCTTGTCGATACGTCGGTTAAGGTCGCAGCCGGTACGCCGCCTGTTCGCCTTGACCCCGGCCAATTCCGTTGGATTCAGCAGAACCCGGAAGTCGCAGGCGCGGCAATGGGGCAGCAACTCGCCGTCGATACGATGGCGGATATGCTGAACGTCGGTCTTGGTTCGGTCTATTCGGCGCTGTCGCAGGTTCCCGACGTTGTTTACGACGCGACCGCGAACAACGATGCCGCCGACAAGCTGCCGACTTGGAACAACCTTAACAACGGCCAAGCCAAGTTCGGCGACCAATCGTCGCAGATTGCCGCATGGATTATGCACAGTACGCCCATGCACAAGCTGTACGGTTCGAACTTGACCAACGGCGAACGCCTGTTTACTTACGGCACCGTGAACGTTGTTCGCGACCCGTTCGGCAAGCTTCTTGTTATGACCGATTCGCCGAACCTGTTTGCCGCAGGTGCGCCGAACGTTTATCACATTCTTGGCCTTGTGCCGGGCGGCGTGTTGATTGGTCAAAACAACGACTTCGACGCAAACGAAGAAACCAAGAACGGCGACGAAAACATTATTCGGACTTACCAAGCCGAATGGTCGTACAACATCGGCGTTAAGGGCTTCGCTTGGGACAAGGCAAACGGCGGCAAGTCGCCGACCGATGCGGCGTTGTTCACTTCGACCAATTGGGACAAGTACGCAACTTCGCATAAAGACCTTGCGGGCGTTGTCGTCAAAACCAACTAACCGACGGCAGACGGACGGGGCTTCGGCCCCGTTCTTCTAGTCCTTCACAAATTCAAAGGAGTTTCGAAGATGAAACCGGCAAAAATTCTGTTCTTCGTTGACGGCAACGCGCCGACCCCGGAAGACTTCGCAGCCGCCGCCGAACTGAACGCGCAAGTTATGTTCAGGAACGCCCGCGCTGTTCCGTCCGAACCGCATTCGCTGGAAATCTGCGACGGCGTAGCGGGCAAGGTTCCGAAGCTGTACGCCGACGCTTACCCGGAAGCGGGCGAAGCAATCAAGAAGAAGGCCGCCGAACTGAAAGCCCTTACTTCGAAGGTCGGCGACGCCCCGGCACCGAAGGCCAGCGGCAAGGCCGCCGACAAGCCCGCAGCCGCTACGCAGGGCCAGACCCCGGCGCAGCCCGCAAAGCCTGCCAGCGCCCCGGCATGGACGCCGAACGCCCCGCAATAAGTCGCAGCCTGCCCGCCTAGTATGGGCAGGCGGCAACCGTAACGAACGAAGGTTAAAAAATGGCGATAACAATTACAGTTGAAGACGGTTCTAACGTAGCCAACGCAAATTCGTTCGTTACGATTGCCGAAGTGCGGTCGTATGCCGTGGAACGCGGCGTAACCCTGTCGGCTACCGATGACGACGTAGCCGTTCAAATCATCAAGGCAAAAGATTACTTGGAATCGTTCGCGAATCGCTATCAAGGCGAAATGACGAACGCCGACCAAGCTTTGCAATGGCCGCGAATCGACGTTTATTTGTATGGAAGCGAAGTCGCGTTTCCGTCGAACGCAATTCCGAAAGAACTTAAATCGGCACAATGCGCCGCAATTCTGGCAATTGCCGAAGGCGTCGATATTATGCCGAATTATTCGGCTTCGAACTTCGTAACCGAAGAAACCGTAGGGCCGATTACGACCAAATACGCCGACCCGACGAAAGTTGGTATCGTGCCCACATTAACCGCCGTCGATTCGCTGTTGGCCCCGCTGTTTGGTTCAACTGCAACCGGCTTCGCACTTCGAACAATGCGGGTTTAATTATGGCGCAATTCGACCGACAAGTTAAAACCGCATTGAAGCTTATTGCGAAGAACGGCCAAGCTGTTAAATGGCGGGTTGTTCGCGACGGTGCGCCGGTCGATTCTTCGCAGCCTTGGAAACCAACGCAACCCGCAACGCCTGTCGAACACGACGTAACAATTTGCTTTCTTCCGATAAATAAGGAAATGCGCGAAACAATCGCGTACCTTCGCGGAACGGAAGTGCCGACGGGTTCCGTTATGGGATATATAGGCGCGGTTAATTTCGAACCTTCGTTGAAAGACGTTGTTATTCGCGACGGTAAAGAACTTCGTTTGGAAAATATCGACGTTCTTTCGCCGAACGGCCAAACCATACTTTATACGGTAGTGTTCAAAGGATGACAACAACTTATAGTAATGCTATCGACGAAATAAACGCCGTATTTTGGCAAGATTGGAATTCGGCCAAAACTTCGTCGGTTGCCGGGTATGTTCCCGAAATTCGTTGGCAATACGTCGAAGAACCTTCGTCGCCGGATGGTTCCAAATTTTGGGGCCGCGTTTCGACGCAAACGGTATTTGAAGAACAATCGACGCTTTCAGACGAAGCGGGCTTGCCCGGTCAAAAGCGTTACACTTCTTCGGGGCTGGTGTTCGTGCAAATCTTTTGCCCGAAGTCGCTTGCGCAAGCTGGCGAAATCGGAAGGAAGCTTGCCGAAGTTGCGCGAAATTCATTCCGGGGCAAATCAACGCCCGGTAAGGTTTGGTTTCGCAATGCCCGAATAAACGAACTTTCGCCCGAAGATTTGTTTTATCGGTTTAACGTCGTTGCCGAATTTGAATACGACGAATTAGGTTAAAGGAGTTCGCCAAATGGCTAACAAAATTGATTCGAACATTACCGGCCTTGCATTCGCGGAAGAAACGACGCTGAAAACGCTTCCGGGTACGCCCGTTTGGTACGGACTGGAACCCAACAGCTATTCGGACTTCGGCGGCGAACTTTCGACCGTTGCCCGCGCGCCTATCGACCCGTCGCGCCAGAACAAGAAAGGCACGATTACCGACCTTGACGCATCGGGCGGCTTCAACGCCGACTTTACGAAGACCAACCTTACGCGAATTCTGCAAGGCTTCTTCTTCGCAGACGCGCGCGAACTTCCTTCGACGCAGCCGCTTAACGGCGCATCGGTTGCGCTTACCGGCGTTACCGCAGTTGACAGCACTTACGCCGCAGCTTCCGGGCTTGGCGTGTTTGGTGCCGATATGCTGGTATATGCGACCGGCTTTGCCAACGCGGCGAACAACGGCCTTAAAACCGTCGTTTCGGCTACCGCTGCGGGCGTCGTTGTTGCTGAAACCCTGATTGACGAAACCCCGCCCGCAGGCGCGAAGCTGGAATGCGTCGGTCGCCAACTTGCCGCCGCAGACGCGAACATTGCCGTAACTGGCAACGTCGTTTCGCTTATCGTTACCGCTGGCGACTTTACGACCATGCCCGAACTGTTCCCCGGTCGTTGGGTCTTCGTCGGCGGCGATGCGTCGGCAAACCGCTTCGCTAATAATGTGGGCTATGCCCGCATTAAGTCGGTTGCAGCGAAGGCGCTTGTTTTCGACGACGTGACTTGGCAGGCGGCCAACGAAACCGGAACCGGCAAGTCGATTCGTCTTTTCGTCGGAACTGTTATCAAGAACGAAAAGACCCCGGCGCTTATCAAGCGTCGTTCGTATCAAATCGAACGCACCTTGGGCGAAGGTTTGAACGGTACGCAGTGCGAATATCTGGAAGGCGCAGTACCGAACGAATTTACGTTGAACGTTCCGCAGGCCGACAAGCTGAACGCCGACCTTTCGTTTGTTGCGTGCGACAACACTTATCGCAGCGGCGACCCCGGCGACGAACAGAAAAGCGGAACCCGCGTGCCTGCGCCCGGCGAAGATGCTTACAACACTTCTTCGGACGTTTACCGAATCAAGATGGCCGTTCACGACGCCGCGTCGTCGAACCCCGCCGCCCTGTTCGGCTACGTTTCCGAAGCGAACGTTTCGATTAACAACAACGTTACGCCGAACAAGGCGGTCGGCGTGTTGGGCGCGTTCGATACTTCGGCGGGTAACTTCGAAGTCGGCGGTTCGATTACCGCTTACTTTACGACCGTCGCAGCGGTTAAGGCTGTTCGCGCGAACGCCGACGTTGGTTTGTCGGTAATCAGTGCGGCCAAGAACGCCGGTTTCGTGTTCGATATTCCGTTGCTTGGTTTGGGCGGCGGTCGTCTGAACGTCGAAAAAGACGCGCCGATTACCGTTCCGCTGGAACCCGCAGGCGCAGAAAACGCGAACGGCTATACGATGCTGTACGAAGTGTTTTCTTATCTGCCGAATCTGGCAATGCCGGACTAATTGCGGTAAACTCAAAGGGGCGGGTAATACCGGCCCTTTCTTCATTCAATCGGAGTAAATCAAATGTCTGGACTGTTTAAGCAATTCAAAACGAATTCGGCAAAAGAAGTCGAAGGCGTCGAAATCGAATTTCCCGAAGCGCAGAACGACGACGGCACCGTTCCCACGTTCATCATTTCCCGCATGGGTAAATCGAACAAGGCGTATTCAAAGGCGCTTGACGCGGCGACCCGTCCTTATCGCCGTCAAGTCGAACTTGGCACGCTGAAAAACGAAGTCGCCGAATCGCTGTTTATGGGCGTGTTCGTCGATACCGTGTTGCGCGGCTGGAAGAACGTTCAGGGCGAAGACGGCAAGGAAATTGCGTATTCGAAGGACGCCGCAATTTCGCTTCTTACCGAACTGCCGGACGTTTACGAACGTTTGCAGGAAGAAGCCAAGTTGGCTTCGAACTTCCGCGATAACGCTTTGGAAGCCGAAGCAAAAAACTAACGGAAGTTTTGGCGCACCTGTTGGAACTTGGCCCGCACGAACAGGCGATAGCAAAGCAAGCGATGCGCGCGGGGCAACCGTTACCCGAACGCATCGCGAATGCGCCAGAACTTGAAGTAGGCTTGCAGTTGTATTTGCAAGCCTTCTTCGACCTAGATAGCGAACGGTCGCACGGCAACGGTTTAACGCCGATACCTTGGACAAGTATGGCGGCTTACGCAAGGGCTTTCGAGTTTGACGAAGAACAAACCGAAGACTTGTTTTACTTTATGCGAAAGCTTGATTCGGAACACTTGAAGAAACTAGCGGACAAACAGAAAGCGGCGGCATCGAATGGCAAAAAGCCTGCTAGACCTAGCCGATAGGCTGGAAAAGAAAGCGAAGGCAATAGACGAAGCGGCGTCACAAAACGCCGTCGATACCGCTTTGGCTATTGTGGGCGACTTGGCGTACAAAACGCCCGTAGATACTTCGCAAGCTTTGTCGAACTGGATTGTAACGCTAGAAAGTCCGTCGGGTCAACAAATCAAGCCGCATTTTCCGGGTTCGCAGGGTTCAACGCAACGCGCTTCGGCGGCTGAAACGTTGAATTCTGCGAAGCTTGTTTTACGAAACAAGAAGCCCGGCCAAGCGATATTTATTACGAACAACCTTCCGTATATCCGCAGGCTGAACGACGGTTATTCGGCACAAGCCCCGGCGGGGTTCGTCGAACGCGCCGTTTTGATTGGTCGCAAAATGCGTAAGAAGTTCAAGATTAAGGATTAGAAGAAATGGCCGACGAAAACATAGAAATTAAGGTTCAAGACAAAGTTTCGCCGTCCATTTCGACGAAGCTTCGCACAATTGCCAGCGAAGCCCGCAACGCCGACGCCGCAGTTAAGAACCTTCAAACGCAGCTTTCGGCAATCAACGTCGGCGGCTTGTCGCAGCTTATCAACGCATCGGCCAGCGCAACGCGCCAGCTTCAACAAGGCGCGCTTGCCGCGCAACGGCTGGCAACCGAACAGCAGCGCACCGCAACAGCCGCAGCGCAGGCCGCCGCAGCCCAAACGCGCGTCGCCACGGCTGCGACCCAAGGGGCCACGGCGCAAGCCAACCTTGCCACGGCCACGCAGCGCACGCAGACGGCCCAACAGCAGACGGCGACAGCCGCGCAGCGCCTAGCGACAGAACAGCAGCGGACAGCCGTTCAGACGGCCAACGCGGCGGCAGCGAACGACCGGGCCGCCCTTGCCGCCCTGCGGCTGCAACAGGCGCAAGACCGGGCCGCCAATTCGACCCGCAACGCGACTTCGGCCCTCGGCGGATACATTCGAACCGCTGCTGGAATTCTTGGCGTAACCATTTCGGCGAACGCAATTCTTGCAAGCGCCGACGCATACGTTACGCTTCAAAACAAGTTGCAGAACGTAACGAAGTCGCAAGAACAAGTTAACACGCTTACGAACGAACTTTTCGAACTGTCGAACCGCACGCGCGCGGGTATTGAAGAAACGGCGACAGCGTTTACACGCTTCGACCGTGCCTTGGCGTTTATGGGTAAGTCGCAAGAAGATTCGTTGCGAATGACCGAAACCATTAACAAGGCTTTGATTGTTTCCGGTGCAACAGCGCAAGAAGCGTCGTCGGCTTTGTTGCAGCTTTCGCAGGGCTTCAACGCCGGTAAGCTGCAAGGCGACGAATTCCGCGCCGTTTCGGAAAATATGCCAATCGTTTTGGACGCAGTAGCGAAGGCGCTTAACGTTCCAATCAACCGCGTTAAGGAACTTTCGACCGAAGGTAAAATTACTTCCGAAGTTCTGTTTGAAGCTTTCAAGCTTATACAAGACCAAGTAGACGCAACGTTTAACAAGACGACGCCCACAATCGGCCAAAGCTTGACGGTTCTTCGCAACAACGCAATTCAGTTCTTCGGCGAATTGAACAAAGCGACCGGCTTTACTGCCGGGCTTTCGCGCGCGATTCTTTGGCTTGGCGAAAACTTGAAAACTGTTGCCGTAATTGTCGCCGGACTTGGCGTCGCGTTGCTTGTTGCCTTCGGTGCCCCGTTGGTTGGTGCGCTGGCCGGTGCGACGGCTGCGGTAAAAGCCTTTACGCTGGCGCTTGCTTCGAACCCGATTGGCCTTATCGTCGTCGCGCTTTCGGCTGCGATTGCGTACCTTGCGCTTTTCCGCGACGAAATTAACTTGGGAATCGACGACGTTACGACGTTGGGCGATTTCTTCCGCGCGACCTTTGAAGGCATCGGCCAAGCAATCGACGGCGTTAAAACCATCGCGTCGCAATTGTGGGCAGAACTGCGCGACTTCGCAAGCGCCGCACTTGGCGAAATTACTTCGAACGTTGACGATTCGACTTCTTCTTGGTCGGACAGCTACGCCGAATTCTTCCAAACCAACCGTACAGGTTGGGCCGGTGCGCTGGAAAACGCCGCAAAAGTTCTTGACGCAATCGCCGGGCTTTTGACCGGGGCCGCAACGTTCGCAGGCCGTGCAATGGCCGAAGTTGTTATTTCGGTTCAAAACGGAATCGCAAACGCTTACAACGTTGTCGCGGGTTGGATTGAAAACGTAACGAATAAAGCCATTGAAGCCGCGAACAGGCTTCGCGCGATGGTCGGTAAGTCGGCTTACGAACTTGTCCAATTCGAACGCATGGGCAGCGCAGGCCAAACCGAATTCGAATCTTGGGGCAAGCTTTGGGCGCAATCGCTGGAAGACGGATTTAACAGCCAAGGCGGCGCAATGCAAAACCTGTTGAACGGCCTTTTCGACCGTTCGCAGCAAATCGGCGCGCAGCGCAGGGCCGCAGGAAGCGCGCAGCTTCGCGGGGCCGCAGGAAGCGCGCAGCTTCGCGGGTCTGGCGCGTCGCAGCTTGCCGGGGCTACCGACGCGAACGCGGCGAAGGCTGCGGAACGTCGCGCGCTGGCAATGGAAAAAATCAATACGCAGCTTGATAACGAATTGGCGCGTATGTTCCAGCTTCAACCGCAGCGCGAAGCGCAAGCGAAGTTCGACCAAATCGAAGAAAGCTTGATTCAGAAAAAGATTAAGCTTACGTCGGAAGAAGCCGAAGCAATTAAGGCGAAGATTAAGGCCGTTCAAGACGCGACCGAAGTTCAACGCCAGTTCGACGCAATTTACGCCGAAGCTGTTAACCCGTTGAAGGAATACAACGCTTCGCAGGAAGCGGCGAACAAGCTTCTTCAAATGGGCGCAATTACGCAGGAACAGCACGCCCGCGCAGTAACGAAGGCGTCGGAAGCTTACGCAAATTCGCAAGACCCGTTGCGGCAGTATAACCGCGACCTTGAACAGCAATTGCAGCTTTTGCAAATGCTGCCGAAGCAACGCGAAATCGAACAGCAGATTATGCAAGTTCAGAACGATTTGCTTGCAAAGGGCATCGTTCTAAACGAAACCGAATTGGCGCAGCTTCGCGAAAAGCTGTTGCTTATTCAGCAAGTAAACGCCGTTTCGCAGCAAGAAGCGTCGTTGTTGGACGCCAGCGTAAACAAGCGCCAACAGTTTATCGACCAACTGAAAGCAATTCAGAACTTGCGCAACAACAGCGGAAGCGGTTTCAACGCAGGCGACCAAGCCGAAGCAACTAACAGCATGTTGCAAGGCATGGGTATTGATACGACGAACTTTCAAACGCAGCTTAACGCGCAATTGGCGCAATATCAAACTTACGTCGAACAGCTTAAAATGCTGAACGAACAGCGTTTGATTAGCGACCAAGAATACGCCGCCGCAAGTATGCAACTTGAATTGCAGCGGCAAAACCTGTACTTGAATTCGGCAAGTAGTTTCTTCGGAAACTTGGCCGCGCTTCAACAGTCGGGAAATAAGAAAATGGCGGCGGTCGGAAAGGCCGCAGCAATCGCGCAAGCGATGATTAATACGTATCAATCGGCAACGTCGGCTTATGCTGCGATGGCGTCGATTCCTTACGTCGGCCCGGCGTTGGGCGCGGCTGCGGCTGCGGCTGCAATTGCCGCAGGCTTGGCGAACGTTCAGCAAATCCGGTCGCAGAATACCGGGTTTAAGTCGGGCGGTTTTACCGGGTCAATGGGCGTAAACGAAGTCGCGGGCGTCGTACACGGCCAAGAATTCGTTATGAACGCATCGGCGACCAACCGCATTGGCGTTGCAGACCTTCAAGCCCTGCAAACGGGCGCGGCCAGTGTTCAGCGCAACGACGAACAGGCAATGGCGGCTAGTGTGGGCAGGGGCGGCAATTCCGAACCCGCGCCCGCGCCGGTTGTCAATGTACCTTTTAGCGCCGTTGTCGTACAATCGAAAGAAGCGGCCTTGGCCGGGCTTAAATCTTCGGAAGGCCGGGCTTTCATTCTGGAAACCATCGAACAAAACGGCGGCACCGTCGCAAAAATCGTCGGAGTTAAATAAATGGGTTATGCAATTGGAACAGTTACGAAAGGCGGCGGCGACAATTGCCATTATCAGGTTTTGGCAATTATCAAAACGCTGGCCGAAGCTAACGGATGGACAACGCTTCGTTACGATACGTCGGGCGAAAACAAAGAATGGATAGGTAAAAGCTTGGGCTTGTCCGGCGGAGAAGAAATTTTTATAGGAATTCGCACGTACCAAAGTTTTCCGGGCGATTACTATAACTTCTTGCTTGGATGCTTTACCGGCTACGTTTCCGGCAATTCGTTTGATTCGCAACCCGGCGCGAAGTATTGCGGCGTTCCTGCCCACAATAACGCAATTACGTATTACATAACAATGAACGCGCAGCGCATCGCGTTTATGTTGAAGGTTGGTACGCCTGTTTATACGCATGGTTATTTGGGCAAGTTCTTTCCGTATTCGCGCCCGGCTGAATTTCCGAACCCGCTTGTTTGTGCTGGAAGTTTCAACGGGGCCGAAGCGAAGCGGTTTAGCAATACGGCGCAGGTTTTCCCGTATCACGGCGACACTGTTTCGACGCAAACGAACTTTTACATGCGACGGCTTGACGGCAGTTGGTACGAACCGGCAATGTGGCCTTTTACGCATGGTTCCAATGGCGAAAACTTTGGGGCTACTTGTTTGGCCGGGCCTGTTTCTTTGGCTTGCCAAATTTCAGCGAATGCGAACTATCAAGTCGAACCAATCATTCTTCACGACCGCGTAAATACGCCGTCTTTGTCGAATAACGTTTGGGGCGAACTTGACGGCGTATATTTTGTAAGCGGGTTTAACAACGCAGTCGAAAACGTCGTTCAGTCTGGCGGAAGTTCCGTCGTTGACCAAACCGGGCTTACTGTACTTCAAGCCGTCGAAGCTATCCATTTGGTCGGCGGTCGCGCCTTCGTAATGGGTCAAAATATTAACCGCACTTCTTGGCGCGATTTTGTCGCGCTGGAAATGTAAGGAGTTCAAACAATGGCTTATGTAACCGGCGCGGCTTCAAGCTTCGCAGACTTAGCGGCGGCGCTTCGGAACGCTTGCGTCGCTAACGGATGGTCGCAAAATTCGAACGTAATTTGGAAAGGAACAAGTTTCTTCGAAATTACTTCCGAAACAAGCTTTGTTCGTCTTCACGGCGGAACGGGGCAAAGCGGCGGCGTAATTTCCGGCAAATCGCCAAACGGCTGTCGCGTCGGCGGTTCGTATGTTACCTTTCCGGTTGCATACGAAATTCATATTTTCGAAAATCCCGACGAAGTTTACATGGTTGTAAACTATAATTCGGATTATTACCAACAAATGTCGTTCGGAACTTCCGACGTTGCAGGCGCAGGCGGCGGCCCTTGGATTACCGGGGCGCACAATACTACACACACTTCGAATAACAACGGATTGAACATAGTTCTTTATAACTTCGGGCAAATTACGTCGTATTGCTATGCGTCGGTTTCAACGAACGGGCTTGGGCTTTTCAATTACGCTTCTTGGTCTGGCGAAGTTGCGGCTTCGTTTGTATATACAAACGCAAACGGAACGCCCGGATGGTATGGCTATAATTCGGGCGCAACAGCGGCGCGGCTTAAAGAAGGTTCCGCAAGTTGGGTCGCCGGGTTGTTGAATTCACTTCCAAGCGCGTTCAACAATACGAACGTTCTTCTTCCAATCAAAGCCCTTTTGGATATGGGTTCGAACGGTCGCGCAACCGTAGCCAATCCGCGAAACGCCCGGTTCTGTCGAATTGATTACAACACGCCCGGCGATATTGTCACTTACGGCGGCGACCAATGGAAAATCTATCCTTGGCTTAGGAAAGACGCAAACATTCGCGACGGACAAAACAACAGCACTTCGACGCCGCCGAACCATAGCGGAACATTCGGCTATGCAATTCGATATACTGGAATTTAACAAATGGCCGGAAGAATTGGACAGGTAACAACCGACCGCAATTGGCCGGAAATAAACCCGAATCTTTCAAGCGACCTTAACGCATTCGGGCAACGCATGTTCGAACCCGCCCCTTTTGACGCCGAAACGCGCATAGGGCAAGGCGGGTACGGCATTTATCGCATTCCTGCCGCTAACTTGTGGGCAATCGAAGGCCAGCAAGCGCCAAACTTTTTCGACGACTTTTACAATCGAATTAATATTTCGCCGCTTGTTATCGACCTTCAAACTATTGCGTCGTCGCAAACGCGCGAATTTAGCGTTTGGAATGCTTACGTCGATTCGTCGTCCAATATTGACGAAATTTTGATAAGCCAACCCGCAGGCATTGAAATTACAGGCCAATCGGTGCCCTATTCAATGCCGCCGCTTAAAGAACTTTTTTACGAAGTAACCGTAGGCGTTTCAGGGCCGCCGAATATTAACGTCGAAATTCAATTTGATTTTTCGAACGTTGCCGACCCGCCCGCGTTGCTTATCATCGGAACGCGCGCCGTTAAATTCGACCTTGTGCCCGAAGTTCCGGTAAATGAAACTTGGGAATGGTTAAGCGACAATATTGTAGCAATCGACGGAAGCGAACAGCGCATAGCACTTCGCGGCGAAGTTCCGCGTATTGAAATTCAGTCGAAAGTTATTTTTGATTCTGTCGAAGCCATCCGGCGTTTTTATGCCGACCTTATGGCCGCTGTCGGTCGCCTTTGGATTCCTGAATTTCAGTACGCAACGCGAACCAATGGCGCAAGTTCGGCGGGCGGCTTTTCCGTATTCTTCGACAATTCGAAGACGGACGTTCGCGCGGGCGAATATATCTTGATTCAAACGCCGCTAAATACTGCGCTTGTCGAAGTAGATACAATCGAAACATTCGGGGCCAATCTTACGTCGGCGCTAACGTTTGATATTCCGCAATCGTCGCTTGTTATTCCGGGTTCGCCTGCGCTTATTTCGGACAATACCGCAATTGCAAGATACCCGACGAACGATGCCGCCGAACTGCAATTGAATTCGAAGCTTATTCGCCAGCGTTCGCAGCTTGCGCGCCCCGGTGCAACTGTCGTACTTGAACAGTTCGGCGGCGTTCCAATCTTGACGAAGCGTCCGCTTGCCGACGACCTTGTTAGGGACGAAGTTTCAACGGGTCAAATTTCGCTAGACAACAACGTAGGCGCGCAAGACATTATTTCGCGTTGGGATTATAGCCGCATTGGCGGGCCGCGAAGCTTCAAGGTAAACCGCATTTCGAACGCCGAAGAAATGGATTATTGGAAGGCGATTCTTTCGTATGCACGCGGACAGGCGCGCAAGTTCTGGATGCCCACATATCGAACCGACCTTAAAGTAATCGTTGCGCCTTCCGACGCTGCGACTAACTACACGGTCGAAGGCACGCAATACAGCGAAAAGATTTGGCCGATTGTTACGCATCGTTATATCGAAATTGAAACAACGGGCGGCATTCATCGAACAACAATCATTGGCGCAAGTGTCAACGAAGACGGCGATTCGGTTATTCTATTCGACCCGGCTGTTCCAACGGGGCCGGAATGGATGGAAGTTAAACGAATTTCGTATTTGTTGCCTGTACGCCTTGCCGACGATAAAGTAGAATGGAAGCATTACGGGTTAGAATCAATCCTTAATCTTTCGATTAGAACGGCGGAACCTTAAATGTCCGATTACGATATAAAAGAAGAAAGCATAAGCGACAGCGCGCCTTATGAACTTTACGAATTCGCAGGCACTTACCGTAATTATTACATGACTACGGACGCGCTGCCGCATGTTTTCAATAGCCAAACGTTTAACCCCGTTGCGGGTTTGAAGCGCAGTACGCTAAAAGTTGGAACGCACGAAGACGATAACGTAGATATGACGATTCAAATTCCGATTATCGAACAAATCGTTAAAGATTATGCGTTTCAAACTACGCCGCCTTCGTTGGTATTGACAATTTATCGCTTGCAGCGCGACGCCGCAACTTACGTCGCATACTGGAAGGGGCCGATTGCTTCAATTTCGGTTGACGATGAATTTGCAACGTTCAGAACGCCAAGCAAGTTCGGTTCGCTTTTGTCCGGCAATATCCCGAACGTTTACGTACAACCGCCTTGCAATAACGTTTTGTTCGACGAACTTTGCAAAGTAAGTCGCGTCGCAAATTCTGTCGATACCCAAGTTTCGGCAATCGAAGGCCGGGTTATTTCGATTCCTTCGCTTGGTGGATTTCCCGACGGTTGGTTTATCGGCGGCGAAATTGTAATTCCTGCGCGCAACGAACGCCGAATGATTGTCGCGCAAACCGGCACGCTTCTTACGGTAAATTACGAATTCGGGCGTATTTCCGTCGGCACGTCGATTCAGGTTACGGCAGGTTGCGACCATTCTTACAACGGGGCCAACGGTTGCCCCAAGTTCAACAATCAACCGAACTTCGGCGGTTGCCCGTTTGTTCCGGGCGAATCGAATAACGTATTTCAAAGCGGGGTTCATTAACAAATGTGGATTGCAATTGTCTTTGTCGTCGCCTTCTTGCTTATGGCGGCGCTTATGCCGAAACCGAACGTCGAAAACGCACGCGCGGCGAAACTTGGCGACTTCCAATTTCCGCGTTCTAAGCACGGCGACCCAATGCCGCTAGTGTGGGGAACAGTGCGCCAGAAATCGCCGATAACGGCTTGGTTTGGCGACTTCCGCCCGGTGCCAATTCGTAAGAAAATGAAGACCGGGCTTTTTAGTTCGAAGAAAGTTACGGTCGGTTATAAAAATTATCTTGGCATTGATTGTATTTTGTGCCTTGGCCCCGGCGTTCGACTTCGCAAGTTTTGGGCCGGTACTTACCTTGTTTGGGAAGGCAACTTAACTTCGTCCGGCGATATTTACATTAACAAGCCGAACTTGTTTGGCGGCGAAGATGAACGCGGCGGCCTGCAAGGTACGATTTCGTTTTACGACGGTCGTTTTAACCCGCCGCAAGATTCTTACTTGGTTTCGAAGATTGGCCCGAATGTTCCGGCTTACAACGGCTTTGCGCGTGCGTTGTTCAAAGCCTTTTATATCGGAACAGGTACGACGCCGGAACCGTTCAGCTTCGAAATTCAGCGTATTACGTCCGGCTTGCACGCGACTTATTCAATCATGCCAAACGGGTTGGACGTTAACCCGATGGAAATTGTTTACGACGCAATGACGCAGAAATGGGGCCGCTTCGGCAATCTTGCAAGCGAAATTGACTTGCCTTCGTTCACGGCCTGCGCGCAAACGCTGTATGACGAAGGCTTGGGTATGTCGCTTATTGTTCAATCTGCGATTACCGGAAAAGACCTGTTGGAAGAAGTAATGCGCGTCGCCGACGGCGTGTTGTATCAAGACCCGGCAACGGCGAAGATTGTTGCGAAACTTGTTCGCCAAGATTACACGGTTTCCGAACTTCTTGTTCTTGACGAATCTTCGGTTAAAGAACTTCGCAACTTCCAGAAAACAACATGGGAAAACACTTTTAACCAATGCCGGGTTACGTTCAAAAACCGCGCCAGTAGTTACGACGACAGCGTAGCAATTACCCAAGACTTCGCAAATATCAACTTTCAAAACCGCGTTAAGTCTACGGAAGTTTCGACGCCCGGCGTTACCGACGCAACGGTAGCAAGCAAGATTGCAGCGCGCCAACTTTCGATTTTGAACGTTCCGCTTTACAAGTGCGACTTGACCGTTAACCGCAAGGCGCAGAACTTGCGGCCCGGAAGCGTGTTCGTTCTGAATTGGTCGCCGTTCGGCATTTCGAATATGGTTATGCGCGTTACGAAAATTGATTTCGGCGAACTTACGTCCAACCAAATCAAGCTTTCTTGCGTGCAAGACCGCTTTTCGTCGTCTGCGCTTACGTTCGCACCGCCCGAAGGTTCAGGATGGACGCCGATTAGTACAGAACCTTTGCCGGTTACAACGCGGCTTCTTTTTACGCCGCCTGCGTTCCTTACCGGATACGACGACAGCGAAACCCCGGCTTCGTTCGATTCTGCCGGGCGTCTGTACCTTGCCGCAGTTGCGCCGGGTTCTACGTCCATTTCTTACGACGCAATGACGGCCCCGGACAATTTCAGTTCGTCGCCCATTCTGTCGCTTGAAAGCGCCCCGTACAACGGCGGCGGCGTGTTGCTGAACGCCTACGCTTCGACAGTCGCCAGCGAAACCCGCAACGATACAAGCGGAAGCCTTGTCGTAACCGGCGTGTCGCAAGCAAGCATCGAAGGTTTGCAGCAATACACGACGCTAGACCAAGCGCGCGACGGTTCGGCCTTCCTGCTGATTAATAACGAACTGTTCGTTTATGTGGGCTTCGTTGACAATGGCGGCGGGCAAATAACGTTCCCGAACGTATATCGCGGGGTTCTTGATACAACGCCGGGTAATCATGCGGCGAACGACCGCGTTTGGTTCATTAGCGGAACCGACGGACTGTTGCCGGAACTTGTTTCGGTCGGAACGACGCGATACGTTAAGCTTTTGGATACGACTTCGGGCGGCAAGCTTGATATTTCGTTGGCCCCGTCGTTCAGCGGGTCGCTTACCAACCGGGCCGGGTTGCCGCTGCCGCCGCAGTACCTAACGCTTGCAGGAAGCCGCACGCCAAGCCCACAAGTAGGCGCAACGTCGATTGCTGTTGCATGGCGCAACCGCAGCCGGGCCGATACACTGTTGCGCGTGTATGACGACACGGCGAACACGCGGGAAGCTGGCACCGAAACCCGCGTTCGCTGGCGCGTAGGCG